CTATTTGCAAAGCTGCCAGGCGGCGTTGTCCCGGACGTACTGCTGGTACTCGTATGGTTCCGGGGATAACACCGTTTCAAAATATTTGTAGGCTTTAGGTGCTGGGGTTGATCCGTCACTCTTGACAAAAGTTAAAATAGAATTGTTGTAAATTGGAGGAGGTTTTCTCATTTTTATCCCTGAATTGCTCCCCGTATCCTTGTCAAAGTACAAAAGTTCGTACCAGTTATTCCCTTCCAATCCAATAAACTCGCTTATTCCAATTAGGTATGCAAACGCGCGGCCTGTCTTTTGGTCGAGATAAAAGATTTTATCCTGGTCGTCCGGGTCCTCTGGGTCTTTCGTTGAATAAAAAATAACGGTTGTTATGCTGAATTGCACGTCATTGGACCCAGTTGCGGCGCCCATAGCCGAAACCTTCGCCATTATACCTTCATGGTCTATTTCGATTTCGTTCCAATCTGGCGCGGTGTTCCACGTGTTAACGTAAAGGATGGGATTCTCGATGGATATTAGTTCCGTCGCGTTTAATTCGATGCTTTCCATTTTGGCAAAGTTTCCGCGGTTAAATCTGTACCGCACCGTTATCCGGCTGCCGTCCGGGGCTGTCTCCGGCAAGTCATCCGGCGTGTCAACAATTGCCCTCAACCCCTGCAGCTCTGCAATCAGCCCCCTTGCAACCGTATCCTTTGCCGTCTTTGCGCCTGTAATGCTGTGCCCTACGGTAAGCTTAACAACCGGGCTCATTGATATTGGCAGAGGATCCTCGCCTTCCACTGTGTTGGCAACAAACGAAACGATTTGAGCCTCAAGCGGGCCTTCAACGTTAACCTGCTGCCATAAGCCTGTCTTAAGGTGATTGTCTTCAGGTGTGAGCGGGCCGCTTAAAACAACAAGGCCGTCGGCATTTTTAAGCATGATTTCATACCATCCGCCCTCCGGCAGTGTTATATCGGCAGGTATAACAATGCTGAGTTCTGTGGCCAGATGTTCGCCGTCAAACCCGCAGGCATGTTCTAAATCGTCGTATTTATCGATTATAACAGGTCTCATAAATATCACACACTTCCGTAGTAATTTGAACGGATCCCGTAATTGGCGCTTGCTTCGTCTCTGTCTATGGCTAACAGATAGAATACGCCGGCCGAAGCACCGTTCGTATAGTCTCCGCCCCTGACGCACAGTTTTTCGATGCCGGCGCCGTTGTTCATTGAAAAGTAGTCTCCGCCGTGTTCGCCATTATCAGCCGGGTAGAGTGCCAGCGCCTTCAGGAGTTCCGGGCATGTAACACCGGCAGCGCAAACGATGTTTTTAAACTGTGTGTTTCTGAAGGTATTAGCCTGCGTTGTGATTGTTTTGCAAAGGGTGATAACGCCGCCGGCATAATCCCATTTAAGCGTATCCGTTGTCCCGGGGGCAACAAGCGTCCCGTCCATTAACACAGCCTTCCATGCGCTGCTGCCGGTCCCCTGTGAAACGGTGGAATCTGCAGCGTTGTTGTTTTCCATGATTTGTATTTCGCCGGCAACGGTGCGGTACCCGGCAAGAAATATATTGCCGCCGTTTAAATCCCATATCCCGCTGGGCGCGCCGTCATGGCTCCATGTAACCGGGCCGCTTCCGGAAAGTACCCGGTTAACTTTTGGAGGCGTATCCGTGCTGTAGGAAATCGGAATAGCCTGGTAAGTGCTCTCGGTTATATCCTTGCCGTGGTCATTGTTTCCCTTTGGCATAGTTGCGTTTTGGCGGCACCAAAGCGCGACAGCAGCATACTCGGCAATGGTCATTACATGCCAGCCGGTGCCCTTGTTGACGCAGTATCCGGTTAATTTGGCAAAGGATGTGTCTGCCTTAATACTTTCAAGCGGCAGGCTGTAAAGCAGATCTCCGTACTTGCAGTTACGGTATTTTGAAACGTAGATGTAAGGCACTTCGGTACCGTTGATGATAAACGCAGGGTGCGTGTTTGTGCTGCCGCCGGTGATGACATCGGCAATTGTAAACTTAGGGATTTTAACCATTATGCTTGGCAAAAGCTGGTTATCCAGCAAAACATCATTGGTTAATCCGGCAGTCATCTTAACAACATTTTTTACAATATCGTAGTTACTCATTGATTAAACCCCCTTTATCGCGTTCAAATACTGGGCGGTTACGGCCTGCGCGATATACGTAGCCTGTATGCCGTTTTCAATATTGTTGAGCCTCGTTGCGCTCACAGGTGTACCTTGCTGCACAATATTGCCGCTGCCGTCCAAAATATGGTCCTGCCAAGTTTGAGGTGTATAACCGTTCATATATCTGTGCCCTCCGCTTCTGTAAAGTTATAGGTAAATACTGAATAAAGCCCTCTTAAAGCCGGCTTAACAAACTGCCGGGCAGAAACTGCGATAACATCGCCGTCGTTGTCGACTATGCTGATATTGCTGATTGTCCCGGTAACAGTGTCATCCAGCAGCACAAAGATTTGTATGGTGCTTGCTGTTGATTCAATCTTTGCTATGGCGGCTGTATGCTGCACGCTGCCGAGCATGTAGGTCGCGTGGTTTATTGAGTTTTTGAGCCGGTTAACCTGCTTTTGGATGCCGGTTGAAGTTAATGTTAACATGTATAAACCTCCTTAAGGCCACATACCGCAAACAACGGTACCGCAGAACTGGTAAGAAAATATGCCGCTTTGCAGGCTGTTTTCCGCTTTTATCGTTGATGTCTCATTCATTGCGTAAAACGGTTTGGAGCTTGCTTCTTTAACCTTCATCACCTCGGCGTCGATGATTTGTATATCGTTGACGCTGCTTTGATTTTTTCCGCTCAGGTACACAATAAACTCTGCCCAGCGTTCCGGGTCAATCAGGTAAAACGGCTCGATAGTTGAGGTTTCGTATCCTAATGCCTTAAGTGCTAATATAACGCCGTCTCTTAAACCGGCTTGCTGGGCAACAACAGCCTTGGCGCTTAAGCGGTACCGGTATGTCTCTGCATCCTCATCCTTCAGCCGCGGCATTTTCCGGTCGCGCCCGTGCTCCGGCAGCATAATTTCGCTCGCGCTTATAACCATCGACTCTTGGCGTACCGTAAAAATATCCTCCTTGCAGTCATCAAACAGCCGGCCGATTACCCGGAAAAATAGTAAGAACTGGTTGACTGCTTTCAGGCCCTTGCGCAGCGGAGTAAAAAGAAGGCTGAACATATAGTCTTCAAATTTGTCAAAAACGTTCATTTTATAACCTTTCTATTGTCACCGTTACATCACCGAGGATAATAACTTTATCGGTTTCAAGCGCGATATCCTCGCTGGGTACCGTGATTTTAACATTCCTGACCGCCGGCACCTTGCTTTTAATCGTATATATAATATCGGCCTGGTTAAGTATATTAAGGTCGCGGTTTGTGCTGACCTTCAGCAGCTCCGCTATTGCCGCCGTTACGGCGTCCTCCAAACCTGTGTCGCTTACGTTTGACGGAATGTATACTGTTACGGCAACGGCCTGTGGAACGGTTTCAGAGCTCTTTACAAGCACATCGTCATAGCTGCCCTTGATTTTATCCGCCTCAGCCTGTACGGCTTCCAATAGGCCTTCTGTGGCCTCACCTGTAGTGCTTGTAACAATAATGTCAACCGTGCCCTGCCCGCGGGGATGCAAATCATCTACCGTCACAAACAGCACGCCGGCAACGGCCTCGCACACATTCTTGTATTTTTCCGCGATGGTCTTGGTTGCGAGTTCCGCCCATGAGTTAAGCGTTCTTGAACGCAGGCTCTCAAGGTCTTCCTGGTCGGCGCCCTCTCTGGTTATCCAGCCGGTATTGTTTATCAGCGTACATCCGCCGTCAAGGTATGTCAGTGTTCTGGTTATTTGGTTGGCAGGCACGTTGTAATTTGCGCCGGCCGCCTCTGCTTCTACAAGCACGTCAACCGTGTTAGAACCCTGCTGCAGGATAGTATCGTTAAGCACAAAGAAACGCAGCTCCTCGCCGTTGACATCCTTGATTGTTTTGAATACCTGCCCCTTAGGTATCCGGACGGCGTCTGTGCCGTCACCCCTTGTGACCGTCACATTGCCCTGCGTTTTCAGCGCGTCCTTCTGTTTTTTGCTGAAGTCGGCCGCTTTCAGCGTCAGCCATATTCCGGTTGCATGTGATACAAACATATTGTTGAGCACTGTCCGCATCAGCTGCACAAACTCAATCCGGATCTGCAGCACAATCATAAGCAGTGTGTAGAATATGCCGCCGGAACTGAAGTTTGTGATAACAAAGCCTTCATCCTTCAGCTGCGCGATAGTTGCGTCCTTGAGTTCATCAATATCGGGTACCGGCAATATTTCGTCTAAAATGCTGTCGTCTATCAATTTGCTGTCACCTCCACGTTTATTCTGTCCACGGTAATGTTAAGGCTCTGAATTTCGGAGTCATTTAAAAACCGGAACGTAACGGAAATAGTCAGTATATCCTGTTCAAACTGTATCTCTGTGTTGATGCTTTCCTGGTCGATTTCCGCCCGTTTTGCAAGCTTCCCGCGTATACGCACCTCAATTTCCGTCAAAACAAGGTCGTCATCCTCGCTTTGCATAAAGTCTAAAAGCGACCATCCCCAGTCTTCATCGTAAAAAAGCTCGCCTGCTTGTGTGATGGCTTCCATCCGGATGTCCTGCATCGTGCAGTCAATACCCGCTGCGGTGGGGGCGTCGCCTGTGGCGGCTTGGGTGAGCATCCAGTTGTCGTCAAGCCGGATGTCTGTATTGTTTAAGCCTGCCATTAACCCGCCTCCCCTAATATGAAGGGATTCAATTCCCCGTTGATTAAAACAACCGCAACCGTCTTTCCGGCCGTCACATGCACCTTGGAAAGCACGTTTGGTATTGCCGGAAACTGCTCGTTGATAACGCCTTTTTTGTCAAGTATTCTGAGACTGTATTTGTACCATTCCCCAGCTGATGCAGCCGATATGACCTTGGCAAGCACTGCCTCCGGATGTTTGATATGAGGGTATTTTTTATCAATCTGCTTGCGTAAAACGTTTATTATCATCTCTTCAATCACGGAAATACCCCCTAAAAGTAGATGTAGGTGCGGATAAACCCGGTTTCCGACGTGGTAAAAACAACCTTAATTACCTCAAATTCGCCGGCAATTTGCGGGTGGCTCACGCTGATCAGCTGCGAGTGCTTGATAAACGGCGCCGAAACTGTCTCCAGCTCCCATACACTTCCAATGCGGTTTAGGGCAATTATATTGGTTCCGTACTCAAATTCATAGATTTTTCCCTGTGCCGGCGCGGCGCCCCAGTAGAATATACCGCTTGAAAAGAAGAACCGGTTGCTCAGTCCCCACAGCGAGTTTACTTCGTTGATGACGGATACGGCATTTTTCTGTGATATCGGCACCCTTAGCTTTTCCGGATAAAGGCTGCTGTCGATCACCGCGTTTGCTATGCCGGCTTCCTTCAGGCAGAACCGGATGATTTCCTGCGGTGTCACTTCCAAAAAAGTGTTGTTTACCAGCGTGTTTTCCAGCCATATCATGTCATCCTTCAGCAGTATTTCATTCAGGCCGCCGCCGTTGTTGTACGGTTTGTTCACATAACCTTCAAAAACATCGTCAAAAACACCGTTGTAACCCAGCTGTATAATGGCTTTGTCTCCGGCCTGTATTGTGATTTCATCCTTAAACTGCTTGGTAAACCGGATTTTAGCCCAGTCAAAATAGCTGTCTTTGCTTGATGAGGCATTGATTTCTATGCCCTTTGCAAAGCTGTAATCGCCTATTTCTGCGTTGATATCCGGGTAAAATAGCTCCGTTGCTTCCATATTTTCACAACCTAATAGGTGTATTGTCTTAACTTGTTATTGTAAGCGTCTGTCCTTGCGTTGTCGACTGCCGGCGAATAAGTTGTTTTAACCGATGGTTTTTTGACGGCTGGGCTGACTGTAACAACCGGAGTCTTAGGTGCCGTTGTTTTCTTGGATGCCGTAATTGTTACCGGGTTGTATGCCCAAAATTCAAGGCTTGCAATTTTTTGTCCGGAGTTGTTTTCTTCCTTCGTTCCAAAGGTTTTGAATATCACCTTTTTAACGTTTCGATGTGACAGATGGCTGTTGATCATCTCATGCACAACCGGTTTTTCCTGTGTGGGGTTCCGGAAAAGATTTTGTATTTTTGTTATTTTCGCGCCTACGGTTTCTGTTTCGCCGTCATCCAGGATGATTTCTATGATTATTTTGGCGTCGTCATAACCGGTTGCCTGCTTTGTTTTTTTTGTGCTGCCTTCCACGTCCTGCTCGTCGATGAGCGCGTCCTCTTTAATTTCAAAGCTTTTTACCACGCCCGGCAGCACGGTGCCGCCTACCTTGATATGGTTGTCGTCAACATAAATCACTTTTAGCCCTCCCCTTGTGTAATAAGGGCGTTGCTGTTGATATTATTTTCTATTTCGTCAACAATCTTAAACAGCTGCGCCAGCTCCTTAATCTTGTTGATGTCGATATTCATAATTAACCGGTCTATTTTGGTGCCAATCTGCTTCTCTTTTTTAGTCTCTTTGGTTGTTTTTTCGGTTTGGTATATCTCTCTGATGCTGATTTTTTTGAGCGGTTCGCGCTGCACAGCCTTTTTGTTTCCGTCGTTTCCGTCCTCAATCTGCCAGTTAACCAGGTTCAGGCTCTTTTCAACTGCCTGGTACGGCAGATTCTCGCCTTTCTGTATGCCGGTTGCGAGTGTGGACATGGTTCTGTGTCCGGAGAGCGTCAGGGTTGCAAGCGGTCCTTCTTTGGCGTCGCTGAACGGCAGCAGGTTGCGTATTTTCTTGAAAATGTTTTTAATGGCCGTCACCGGTTTCATCGCCGCGCTCTTGATACCGTCAACTAAAGTGTCAATTATCTTTGTTCCGGACTTTTTGAACCATGCCGGAAGCCCGGTGAAAAACTCCTTGATTTTGTTGATTCCCACAACAAAGCCGGTTTTGATGTTGGTCCACATGTTGCCGAAAAACGCAACTATCTGTTTCCAGTGTTTAATAACCAGCAGCGGTATGCCGATAAACGGCAGGAACACGGCCACTGCAATCATTATCCAGCCCTTCATTTTATCAAACAAACCTTTAATCCAGTCAAATCCGGCTTTCATTCTGTTGACAAAACCGGCCCAGATGTTTTTAATGGCGTCAATTCCTTTGGAAACGCCGGCTTTTATATCATTCCATAAAATCTTGAAGAAAGCGGTGATTTGTTTCCAGTGCTTAACAATCAGCAGCGGAATTCCGATAAACGGCAGAAAAACGGCCAGTACAATCATTATCCAGCCCTTCATTTTGCCGAATAAGTTTTTAATCCAGTCCCACGCTTTGCTGAAATAACCGACGACCTTTTGCCATAATTTCTTAAAAAACTCGCTTATTTTGTCCCAGTTTTTATAGAGCAATATGCCGATTGCGATAACGGCGGCGATTGCTAAAACAACCAGGCCGATAGGGGACGTTATAAAGGCGAGCGCGGCGCCGAATGCCGTTGAAACGCCCGCGGCAATGGCCGTCACCACGTTATAAATCAGTAAAGCACCTTCTACTATGCCGAACGCGGCGCCCAGCGAACCGAGGATGATAACAACCGTGTCGATTACCGCTTTATGCCGTTCATAAAATGCGGTTGCTGCTTTAATTTCTCTGCTTACCGCGGCAAGGGTGGGCTTGATTTTTGTTGACATGGTACCCGCCCAAATGCCGAATTTTGTGGTTAATTGCGTTAATTTAGGAATAAACGGGCCTAACGCCGTGCCGAGTGCGCCGGCCACGGACTGTTTAAGCGTTGTCATGCCTTTGTTGAAGCTTGTCAGGCCTTCAACGGTTTTTCCGGACATAACCGCCCCGCTGTCATGCGCTGCCTGCGTCCATGCTTTGAGCTTATCGCCGCCGGCCTCAATGAGCGGATTCATCTGCATGGCGCCTTTGCCGAATATCTTCATGGCAAGCGCGTTGCGCAGTGCCGGGTTTTCAATTTTCTTCAAAGCGTCAAGAGATTCAGCCATAACATCGTTGCTGTCCCGCATTTTGCCTGTCACCGGGTCCAATGCTTTAACGCCCAGCTCTGTAAATGCTGCCTTCATCGCTTTATTGCCGGTATAAACGCCGTACATGTTTTTCTGCAGGAACTTGGAACTGTTGTTCATTGCGTCAAGGCCTACGGAGCACTTGGCGCCGACATAGGTCATTTCCTGTATTTTGGTTGTTGTTTGTCCGTATATCTCTGCGTTGCGCGATATCTCTTCGGCGCTTTCTGCAGACTTTAAAACGATGGCGCCCAGCGCGACCGCTCCGGCTCCTGCTCCGACCGCGAGCCCTTCAAGGCCTTTTTTCACTTTTCCGCCGAGGTTTGATGTGAAGCTGTCAAATTTCTTGCTTTCCGCCAGCGCGGATGCGCCGATCGCGTTGAACTTGCTGCCGACGGATGTCTTGACCCTTTCCAGCGGGCCGGACATCTTATCCACCATGTTCATTATAAGGGAAAGTTTGAATATCGATTCCAGGCCCACTGTTTCTCACCTCGGTTTAAATCAATTGAGCGCCGGCCGGAAAAGGCCGGCGCTTTCCTTTAATCTGCGAAGACTTTGGATATGGCCTTTGCATGGATATCCTCTTCAATATCCTGCAGGTATCTGGCTCGGGCATAGAGCTTGATAAAGTCCTCAAAATCAAGTTCCAATACATCCGTCGGTAGAAGAGCAGGCGGGACAAACCGGTGTATTTCAAGCAAAGCCGATTCCACAAAGTCATCCCGGACCCTGCCGAGCTCATCTTCTACAAGCGCATCAAATTTGCGTCTTTGCTAAGGCCCAGCATACTCAGCAGCTTTTCGCCGGCGCCCAGCGTCAGCGCCGGGTACTCTTCAATGTCGGCCTCAAGCTTGTCCAGCTGCTCCGGAATGATGTTGTCGGTCAAAAAGGTCTTGAGCGCCTTGGTCATGCCGTTGCCGGCAGTCTTCACATAGCGGTCATAGCTTGCCGTGGCCGGCTTTTTAAAGATGTAGCAGAGTTCGAGTTCCGTCTCGTCATCCGGGCTGAGCGTCATGTTGAGCTGGTAGATTTTGCCGTACTTTTCCTTCAGCTCCTCGATGTTAAATTCCGCAGCTGCTTTTTCTCCCTGTTTCGTCTTGTCAGACATAGTCTTATTCTCCTTTTGTCAAATATTTTGAGTTAGGTCTTAGATGGCCTTCAAGCCGTCGCTTTCGATTCCGTTCACGATAAGCACATCAAGGTCAATCTTAATGTTCTTGTCGCCCTGCGCCACCTTGGTGTCGCGCTTGGTGAACGTGACGGTGTTCAGCACGTCGCTCCTGGTCCGGCTGCCCGTGTTCGCGTAGGAAACGATGATTTTCGGGATAGTCAGGCTGTAGAGCGGAATGTTCTTGCTTTTGCAGTAGTCAAGCAGAGCGTCGTAGTCATCCCTTAACAGGCTTAACTTGCCCTCTGCCTTATAATTGCCGGTGCCGAAACCCCTTGAGGCGGCACCTTTGCCGTAAACAAGCTCTTTTTCGAGCTCGTCGCTGTAGGAGATTTCCTGGAACTCGATGTTGAGCCCCGGCAGGCTGATATCAACGTCGGCCCAGTCATAGGCCTTGCCGTTTACCTTTAACATAGTTGCAGCTCCTTTCCTTGCTGGCTTTATTTAGACCTGCCGAGGTCTACCTCAATGTCACGGATGTAACCCCGTGATTTATACCGGACAATGACCGAAAGTTTGCCCGTTGTGGCAATGTCCTGGGTGTTGGCTGCCGTGATGCTCGCCGATGAGATCTCTTTAGCCTTTATCATCTGGTCCAGCGGCTCCCGCATGAATATCACGCGCTTTGCAAGCTCATTGGCAAGGTCATCAAGGTTAATATCATCCTGCAGCAGCTGCAGGCCTTCCTTGCGCACTTCCCGTGCAATCTTGTTTTTCACGCGGGTATCTTCAGCATAGAGGTAATCCGTGTCTGCCGGCGCCATAACGCGCGCGTTGGTGACGTAATAGACGTTCGGCAAACCGAAGTACTGCCGGAAAGTAAGGAAATTTGCGCCGTCGATATCCTCAACAAACTCTTCGATGCCGTCCGGCAGGAGATCCAGAATTTTGGCGTTGGAAATATCCATGTTGGCGGAATCCCTTGTTTTTCCGATGCTCTGCTGAACCGGTGTCCGGGCATACATCCCGCAGACAACCCCGGCAAGGTTGGTGTTCCTTGTAATGCCGTCAAGCCCGGTATAAAGTGCCCTTGCGGCAACCACCTGCAGGTCGTAATCGAATACGTCTTTTGCGGCGATAAGCCTGGCCGCGTAAGCGGATGCCGTTTCGTTGGTTGTCGGCGCGAACGCCTCAACAACAAACAGCAGCGGCTTGTGGAAATCCGTTGCGAGCTCATCCCTTGCGGCGGAAACGGCAACCCAAAACGCCTTTTCGGATTCTCCGACGATGTGCACAAACTCAAACTCCGTGTTGAAGTATTTGAGCTTTGCAATGGCTGCCGTCGCGTCTCCGTTGGTCATGGCGGGCGCGGTTGTCGTGAAGCTGAAGGTATCCGCCGCAACAAAGGATGTTGCCTCGTTTGGCGCCGATCCTTCCGCGAAGGTAGCCGTCAAACCGGTGTACGGTATTGCGTATGCGCCGTTTACGGGTACGGTCTTGTCGCCGGAATAGCTGTAACCGCCGTCGATGGAGTACTTGAATGTGGCAGTGTTTCTCTGGCCGGTGCCGGTGACCTTGATAATCACGCTGAAAGCGTTGTTCGGGCTGCCGCTCACCGTAAGGGTGCCGGTTCCGGTTTTGACGCTGGTAACCGTGCCCGCGGTGCCCGCCGTTGTGGCGGCTACCGGGATGCAGTAGATTACGTTCGCGCCGTTTTCGACGGAGTCAATCACCTTGTCGGCAAGCGGGCAATATCCGAGCAAAGCCCTGATATTTGCCGGCGTCATGTCGCCGGTGATTAAAATCGGGGTGCCGGATGTAACCGGGGACGCGCCTATTTTTACATGGACACCGTCGCCCTTTAGTTCGCTCAGCTTAAGCAAACCGTCGGTTACGTTAACATTGACATCGTTAAGCATAATTACACCTTCCCTATCGGGCTGCCGCTGAAAGTAACAACAGCTGCGTCGTACTCATCCTCGGTAACCATTTTTCCGGACTGCCATCCGTTTGCGGTACAGGTACCGGCATAAAGCGGAGCGCCCGTTTTCTTTCTTTCCTTCAGCTCTTCAATTGTGAAGAGCTCCCCGGACGCTTCGGCTGTTTCGGGTGTGTCCGGTGTTTGTTTGTTAGACATTTTAAGTCTCCTTTCCTATTTCGACAACTTCAATACCCGAAAGCTTGGCGAGCAGGATGTCCTTATATACGCCTCCGGTGAATTTAACCTTGACGTTGACGGCGACCTTTGACTTTAGGATGCTGTCGTCATCGTCAACCCATTCCGCATCCAGCACTTCAATTAAGGTGTAATTGCCGTTGATATAAAGGCCGGTTTCAATCGCAACAAGAAACGCTTCAAAAATCCGTTCCGTGTTTTCCGGTACCGCGTCGCCGATAATAACGCTGAAGGTTGTTTCCCTGAGTAAAATCTTATGCCTTTTCCGGTCGTCGCCTTTTTCATCCGTATAGGTTTTCTTGAGGTTGCTCCGGGTGAAAGTTTCCGTTTCGAAGAGCACGGCGCCCACATGCGCGTCCTGGTAAAGCTGCAGCTTTTTCATGCTGGTGATGATTTGCGAGTGGATGCCTGCTGCTTTCAGCTTTCCGGAAAGGTATTTTTGGCATTCTGTGTACATTACTTAATCCTCCGCGAAATGGTCGTCGATAATGTCCTTAATATCCTGCATATCTTCCTTGCTGATGCCGAGGAACGGCCTGGCCGGTATATTAACGTGAACGGTAACCTGTTTTTTGCGTATCCATTTGCCGTTAATCATAAATACAAGGCCCTTGGATGTCTTTGCCTTGATGGTAATGCTCCGGCCCTGTGCGCCCAGCTGGTGGGTGCTTGCGTAAATGGTGTTTGTGCCTACCGCTAAACCGGTTTCGTCGGACTTGGTATGGATAGAATTCCGGAGCCTGCCTGTCTGTACCAGCGTTTTTCCGCCTTCTCGTTCAGCCCGGATAGATTGCTTCCACCTTTGGCCGTCCGGAGCCTGCTGGGTTTTGAAACGCTGCACGGTCGATGACCGGAGCAGTTGGGATATAACCTTATTCAGGCTTTTTTTGTCGGTCTCGGCAAGCGATCGGAGCCGGTAAAGCAGTTTTTTGGTGTCGCCTTCAAGTTTAATACTAACCATTTGGACTCCTTTGACCATAATAGCAACACTGATTGAAAAACCGCGTTCCGCAAGGTTCACTTGTGAACGTTGTTCTCTTTACATCCCCGAAAGCTTATCCCGCCCGAATACCCGCGGCGGCGAATCCACCTTGAACCCGGCATGGGCCGCGGTGGCAGGGTCCGGCGTTCCGATGGAGACGGTTCCGTCTGCCACAAGCTCCAAGAACCGCACCGCCGCCTTGTACCGGTTTAGGATATTCTTTTCCCGGTCGCCTTCGTTGATTCCGATACGGCTGTAGAGGTTGTAAACGGCTATATCCTTGGCGAATTTGTTTAAAGCCTGGGGAACATGGGACAAAGGAAGCGGGTACCGTTTGGCCAGATATCCGTCGATTTCGGCGCCGGCGTCTGTGATGGCCGCGCTTATAAGCGGCAGTATCTTGCTTTCGCGCTCATCCGGGTCGCCGATGTAGTCGGTTCCGATGATGGTGTTCAGCGCGTCATCCTTGAGCATGGCGCGGACATCCGCATTTTCGCAGTATCCCATGTTTATCATCTCCCTGCTTGTTTAAATTACGGGCTTGTCGTGCCGTTGCTGCCGTATGCCATCTGCCAGAAGCCGTAACCGGCGTTCCCGCGGGAATCCGTGCCGTACACATATTCCTTGCGCATAAACACGTTTTCGTCGGTTTCGTTGGTCATCGCGACGAATTTCGGTGCTTTGCGGTTCTGGAAAAGCAGCGGTTTAACCGGCTTGTTTGTGCAGAGCAGGTACCAGTATTCATCGTGGCCGGCAAGCAGCGGGGAAACAAGCAGCTCCGCCGTACCCTTCAGCACGTTTGTGGTTCCGCCGACGATATCGGCCAAAAGGATTTCCCTGGCTTTTCCTTCCAGCGCGGGGGATACCACAAGCACGTCGGGCACAAGGTTCAGCGGGCGGTCGTTTTCGTCTTTCATGCCCATGATGGCGCCGCGCGCAGCCAAATACGATACAGCTGTGAGCTTTGCGGTTCCAAAGTTGCTGACGATGGTTTTTCCGACTTTGTGGGAAGCGGAAAAGAACGCGACGCCGTCGTAGCAAAGGTTGGCAAATCCACCGGGCAGCAGGCTGAAAACCAGATTGTCCGGATGCAGGGCCGCAGCCTGTGCAAGGGACTGGACAGCCGGCGCGTAAAGCCCGATTCTGTCGTCTTCGATGTCGTCGCGCGAAACGCTGACGGTTGACTCGTAGCTTTTGTTCTTCAGCGTGTAGCTGGACGCCTTCAGGTTGTTAATCTGACGGTCGCCAATCCATTCACGCATCTGCGGGATGGTGCCGAGCCACTTGTAGTTCTCTTCTCCGGTGACGGAGGGAACCTCGGTGGCTATCTTGGCATATACCGGAGCGGCGTCCGAAAATGCCTTGTTGAAAATGGTGTTGAACCCTGTGAAAATGCCGTTTAATGCCTGTTGATTAACGAGCATGATTAATTTTCCTCCTCAAATAATAAAATAATTTGCTTTTTCTTCTTTGCCTCTCCTGCATCAGGAGAGGTGGCACGCTTAAGCGTGACGGAGAGGTCAGGCTTTAGACTTCTGACTTTAGACTTCCAACTTTTGTTCTCCGTCTACCGTCTAATATCTAATATCTAACGTCTAATCACGTAACCGCGTCCGTTCCGTTGACCCACGCCGTTCCGTTGAACTTGAGCACCTGGCCGTTGCTCGGGCTGGTCAGCGTTACGCCGGTCAAATCGGTGAGGGCCATCGCCGGGATAGAAACCTTCGGCGTCTCGACAAGCACGCCGTCGTCGGTCACGCCGATTACGGTGCCTGCGCGGGAGCTTCCGGTGGCCAATGAACTGACCGTGTTGTCATCCTCGATGTAACAGTCCTTCAGCACATGCGCTTTGGTGACGGCGTGCGAAACGGAATTGTTCCAGACGAATGTGCCGCGGCGCACCTTCACGGTTTTTGCGCCGGCAATTCCGCCGGTGTTGTCAACAAACTCCTCCGCGCGGCCTGCCGCCGTTAAACTGGCTGCCAGAACCGCAGCCTTTGCGTTGCCGCTGGCGTCCAGCACAACAAGGCCGCCTTCGTGAATAACCGCTTCGGCATCCACCGGCAAAATAAGGAATTTCGCGCTGTCCGCGACTTCCGGGGTATTTCTTCCTGCTGTTAAACCTGCCATTGTTATTTTTCCTCCTTAAATGATGATATAGTTGCTCTTTCTTCTTTGTGGTGGGATTGCGTGCTCTTTCTGCTTTGTCGTTCTTTCGTTCTCTGCTGGCCACTGGCCACTGACCACTGACCACTTATTCGGTCTTGTTGAATTTCGCGAGGTCTTCCTTGGTAACGCCGAGCTGCTTGCATACCGAAAGCGTCGCGTCGTCAACGGTTTCCTCTTTGTTCACCTTGGTTTCCATGTCGAGCTCGCCCATCGGCACGCCCTGCGGCGCTTTCTCAACAAAACTGGCAAAACCTGCCGGATCTTTCAGAGCATACTCGGTTGCCCAGTCTTTTTGCGCCGGGGTCAGTTTGCCTGTCTTGAGCGCGGTGGTAACCGTGTCGTCGGCGTCACGCTGGGCAATCTTGTCCTTAAGCGCCTTGAACTCGGCTGCGGAAACGGTGCCCTCCGGCATCTTGCTGCTCAGCGCCACAATGGCGGCGGTGACGTCTTCCGTCTTGGCGTCGTCTTTCAGGCCCAGCAGCCCGAGCACGGTCTTGTTGGCGACCGGTTCGCCTGCAGCCGCGGCGGCGTCGGTTTGCTCCTTGAACTTCTTTTGGTCTGCTGCTGCCGTTCCGCAGGCATTAACTACCTGCTCTTCGGTTGCGTCCTCGCCGAGTCCCAGAAGAATGGCGAGTTGCTTGAGTAAATCCATGTTGTTGTTTCCTCCTTCAAAATTAATGTGCATGGAATTGATTATCGGGAACATCCCGTCAATGGCGGGTGTGTTCGTCAAAGCGACTGAGTGCAGCGCAACTGCCTTACCGTCAGATTTTCGTACAAGGACAACCGGCGATACGTAGCGGTATTCCTTGTTTTCAAGGTACTTCCTTCCCTGCGGTGTCCATTCCACCGTTGCCGTTATGGCGCCGTCTACTAAGTTCAGGTCTTTTATCCAGCCCGCGGCCGGTGCCTGCACATCCTTGAGCGTCTGATGCTCATAATCAATAACGATATCATTTCCCCGGGCAAGAAATGCCTGCTTCATGTCCGCAAAACTTTCACCGTCAACGGTAAAATCTCCCTTTTGGCTTTTCACAAGCCCAAGCGGCAGTATTTTTATCTCATTCGGCGCGCCGGTGACCTCTGTTTGCCCTGCGCTGCAGGCAAAAATATCAAATTTCAGTGTCATTTCTTCACATCTCCGTAAATTCAGCCTTAAAATCCCATAAAACCGCGTTAGCACGCGTGCGCACGGGGGTATTTTGCTTCTGTCGTGTAAAGGGGCTATTTCGGGCTCATCCCGTTAAAAGGGCATTTAAACGCTCATTTCAGCCGTTTCCCTGAGTTTGGTTTTGATAAGCCCTCACGAGTGAATCCGGATATCCGGTTAAATCCGGGGAAAACGGCGTTTTTGCCGGGTTGCTCGCAAAATGCGGGTCCGGATGCACATGTGTAAACCGTCCGTCCGGGAGCTCTGCAACAAGCGGCGCGTTTTGCTCGACTGTCAGCCCGCGGCTCTCCACCTGCCGTTTAGAAAGTGCGTGCACCGTGCACCTGCACCGGTATCCGTTCGGCGGGTACCAGGTATCCCACACCGGCGAATCCGCCGGGAATACCCTGCCGTCCATGGCGAGGTGGCTTGGCCGTGTGCGGCTGTCGTTTACTGCGTCGTATTGCCAGTACGGCAGCGCTTTCAAAACATCCGGGTCCGTCATTTCCCGGTAATGTCCCACTTGGTAGGCGGTTTGCACGTTTGTCCGGAAGATATTGTCCGCCTGAAAGTTTGTAATGCCCTCATATCCCTTGTCCTCAAGGAAAGTGTTCATCCGGTCTTTGAAGCTCTTGAGCGTTTCGCCGTTTTCGATGGATTGCAGCAGCTCGTCGTGGAATTTGTTGAGAATCTCAAATTTGGTGTATCCGGAAACGGTAAACGCGAGGGTTTGGTATTCATTTTCCAGCGCGGCGAACGTCTTTGCTGTCACGGGGATTTTATCCCCGAAATATTGAACGGCCTCTTCAAACGTGATGTCCTGGTTTTGGGTGATGACACTGTTGATATCATCCATCCTGAACACGTCCCTCCAGGTCTGCATATATCATTGAGCGCTGCATCAGCGCGTCAAGGTCGCTGATATCCATACTTTTTGCGAGCTTTTCAATAAACTTTTCGTTTTCAAAGCCCTGTTTCAGCTCTTCCAGGCTGTTGGCGCCGTCAACCATCGTGAGCACCGGGGCAAACAGCTTTTTGTATAATCCGGCGCTTTGTTTAACGGCTGCCGCGGTGATGTCTTCCATGTGCTGCTGGGAACCGAAGCCGTCATTGTTGGCTTTAAGCGACAGCGTCAGCGGCAGGGGATTTCCATTGGGTACCGGCGCAGCTGCGGCCGGCGCCGCTATTTCGTCGCCGTTCTCCGGCTTTGGTATGGAAAAAAGCTTGTATAAGTGCGATGACGGTACCTTCAGCCCGATGTCAACGGCAAGTATTTTGTAGATATCGGCCGTTTCTTTCAGGTCTGCAGCCTCGCTGCAGTCGTACCGGATGTATGGTATCCGCCTGTCTTCCCCGAAGTTGAACAGCACAAGCGGCCGGATAAGGTCGCGCCGCAGTGTTGCCGCCAGTGCCTTGCAGTCCGCAACCGTCAGGTCATGCCGGACATCGTTGTGCGTCTTGCTCTGCGCAAAACTGCCGCCGGAGTCGCTTGTCAGCGTCTGCCCGAGTATGGCCTTGCTTATCTGCTCGTCGCAGTACCGGGCAAGCCGCTCATAAACATCAACGCTGCTTGTTTTTCCGGCTTCCTTGAATTCAATCTCCGTGCCTTCCGGAATAATGCCCGCCGCGTCGGTGCCTATCTGCACCAAAGCCTGGATGAGCGCGTTTTTGTCATCCTCGCTGGAGCCCTGCGCGTAAGTGCCTAACCGCAGCGGCATTCCGAATACCTCGCAAAAGCTGATCCAGTCCTTGATATCGTAGTTTTTGAACAGATACATCCATGCGATTACCCTTAAAATGCCTGCTTTGGCAGGATGCCCGCTGCGTGCTTTGTACCGGTGCACAATAAACTTGTTGTCCGGCACAAGTATCCCGGCGGGGAAATCCTTGGTAAATACCTTGAAGTTATCGTCAACATCCCAGAAAAACCGCTTTTGGTGCCGGTTTTTGATTTCCGATATAACAACTTTACCGTCCTGGTAGTCCCATATAATCTCGCTAACTGCGATGCCTTTGCCGATGGCGTCCAGCAAATCCATCGCAATATCCTCAAAATTCTCGATGCTGCCGATTTCCTGCTTGACGAATTCCGCTATGTTTTTGTCAGTTTCGTTGTCCGCGTCGAACGGAACAATCTCAAAATCAAGCCCCGTAACGGCGTTTTTGCGCGTCTGCAGCTGGCTGAAGAGGTGCGGGTCCTTGCCCTCCATCTCCTCAAACAGCTCCATCTGCCGCAGCACGTCCCCGACGTCGGCTTCCTTGAAGATGTTCGCGAGCCGCTGCGGCGTCAAACCGTCGGAAGGGTAGTTCGAATATTTATCCTGTATCTGGGCTATGGCAATCTCCGTGTAATCCGGTTTCCCGGCAGGAGCCGCCTTGTTGGCAAATAATTCTTTTATGCTGCTGTATATGCTCAATGTGCTGCCTCCTATGTGTTTCTAACTTGCTTCCCGCTTTGATTCCATTCATGCCTCCCTTGTTAAAGGGAGGGGGACCGCCGAGGCGGTGGTGGGATTCATCAGGAGGGGGATTAACTGCTTTGCCTCGCCTGCATCAGGAGAGGTGGCACGCTTCAGCGTGACGGAGAGGTCAGTGCTTCAAACTTCCACTTCCAACTGCCCACTTAATACCCGCCGCTCCTGAACCTCAGCGCTCTGCTCACAACGCTCTTATAATCAACCTTTGTCCCGAACTTTACGTTGAGCGCGATTCTTACCGCCATTTCAAGCGCGTCCGGCCCGTCATCGTTCTTGCCCATCGGGTATTCCTTTAGCTGCTGCAGGAGCGTTTTGTGTTTCTCGCTGAATAGGATGTATCCGTTCTTGATAAACGGCTGCAGGGACTGAATGCGCATGTCCTTGTTGCCGGTGCTGTTGATTTCCTCTATAGGCAGGTACTCGCCGGCCTCGACGCTTTTCTTGGCCATAACATCCTTGAAAAAGTGCTGGAACTGTACCGTCTCAACGCCGAACTTGCTGAAAGGCTTTTTAAATTCCCGGCGCAGCCGCTTGCTTGTTTCGATGGCGTCATCAATAATCACATCCGGATGCCGCTTTTCGATGCTCGCCGCCACAACATACATGTACCCGGTCTTTGTGTCCTTTGCCAGGGCGATGATAGCGGAGGTGTCGCTCTTCTTATTTTTGCCCAGCGACGGGTCATTGGAACCCACAAACAGAAAACGCGGCTCTGCAAAGTTAACCTCTTCATCCTTATAAAAACGGAACCATTCCTCATTAAACGTGCAGTTGTCCGGGTCGATCGGGTCGTTCTGGATTTCCGAGTTGAATGAGGCGTCACCCTCACTAAGCTTGATAACCATCAAATCGTAGTAACTGAGCTTTGCTTCCCACAGAACCTCGGTACCCTCAAGCATTTCTTCCCGGCTCGCCTCAAAGAATTCCTTTGCTTCCTCCTGCCGGTCGTCGTTGAAGAGGTCTGTGTAAATTGCTTCCCATGCATCCCAGAGTTTGGTGTTCTTGGCAAAACTGATAACGCCGCGGTATTTTACTGTCTTGTAGGATGGGTTTGCGGCGACGTTGGCAAGCAGCGCGTCATAGTGCAGCAGCGTGCCGATGTAGACAATGTCCGTGTAGGTGTCGCCGGCTTTGCTGACCGCCTTGTAAAACCAGTTGCGCATCTTCTTGCGCTGGTCCGGTGTGTTGACGTTCTCGTCATTCTCGAGGTCATCGCAGAGGATAAGGTCGGGCCTCCAGGAGCCGTGCCGCCGTCCGCGGATTTTCTTCCCGCTGCCGATGGCCTCAATCTTTACCCCGGTAGAAAGCAGGATAACCCCCGCTTTCCAGACCTTGCCTTGTAAAATGCCGAAATCCTCCCGGATGGCCGTGTTACTTTCAAGCTCGGTTTTGATGTCTGTCAAAAATCCCTCTGCCTGGTCGGAGCTGTCAGAGAGGATGATGATGTAATGCTTGTATGCGTATAGCCCTGCGTGCAGCGTATCCTTAAAGGTGAAGGTGGTTGATTTTGCGTGTCCGCGGGGTGCCTCGATGCAGCGCCTGCATCCTTCCATGCGGGAGATCTCTTTTGCGTCACGCAGCGCGTCCTTGCCCTTCATCACGCCGTCTTCCCATATGGCGTCCAGCTCCCCGTGGAACTTTGGCGATTCTCTTATGAAGTAGTGCGGCAGGTAGGCGCGCCCGAAATATTCCATGTCGAATGCGGCAAGCTTCTTGCGCAGCCCCTTCGGGCCTGTGAGCTCGGTTCCGTCCCGGTAATCCTTCAGGAGCTTTGCCCGTCCCTCCGGGTTTCTGCCGGCGCGGGCCGCGTAAGCCTCAAAGAGCGCCTTTTGGTAATCCCGGTTTGCAACCGCCTCATGGTCCTCCGGCTCTTCAAGAATCGCAATATAATCCTTCAGATTTATCATAGAAATCCTTTCATCTTAAACCTCCCTTGTTAAAGGGAGGGGGACCACCGCAGTGGTGGGGGGATTGCGTTCTTCGTTCTTCATCTACCGTCTAACATCTACCGTCTAACATCTACCGTCTAACATCTAATATCTACCCATCGTTAATAATCATGTCCCTCGCCTTGCTCAGCACCGCGTGCAGCTCTCTGCTCAGCACCGGGTCAGCCTTTATGGCCTTCATCAGGTCAGCCTCCAGCGCCTCAAACGCCATTTCCGTTTTGGTCTTGTAATCCCGCAGCGTCTTTTGCTCATACACGCCCACGCGGGAAAGGGAAGCGATTAATCTGCCGGCCTTGTCGAGCGGCATCTCGTTGTAATCTTCCTCCGCCGTGCTTACCCGCTTCAGCAGCCCGTCCATAAGCACCATGCGGCTTGCCTTGGTAAAGTCAAGGTTCGGGTATTTTTCCGCGGCTTCTGCCAGTTTTGTTGTCTGCTCAATGGTTTCCGCAATGCGCTGCGCCGCTTGGTTTGCCCGTATGGCGTACCGGCCGACGGCGCTCTTGCTGATTTCATACCCCAGTGATTTCAGCCAAATGGCCGTTTCATCGTAGGTGTTGGCAGTGTCGAGCAGCATCACGTCGAGCTGGTCCTTAATATCATCCGGCAGCGCCGTTATCTTGGATGCAACACGAGTCCGGCGGCGTTTGTTATCGGCCATTACACATCAACTCCGTGGTCGTCGATAGTCCCCTCGACGAGGTCAACGCCTTTTTTTGTCAGCTTAATTACGGCATCCTTGCGGTATGCGTTGTAGGCGGTAACCGTCTTGTCGGTGAAAACGATGTACTCGCCCTCGCGCAAATAATCAAGGTGCTTGCAGATGTCCGGCGAAACAATCATCCCGTCGGCAACAAGCGCGTTGGTAATCTGCCGGATAAGCAGCGAGTTTTGAAATCCCTTTACAAGGGAGCGGATGATGTAACCCCGGATGGCCTTATTCTGCTTTATTTCAAGCTCGTTCATTTCATCCATGGTTATCACTCCTTATTCCTGTATTGAAGTATCCGGTCAAGCTTGCAGTTCATGTCGCCCATTTGCTTGTCAACATTGTTGAGCGTCCGGATGAAATCCTCGCGCAGCACGTACACAAGCGGCAGGTCGCTCTTCAGCTCCGAAAGCTCCTTGGCAACCTTTTCGATGTCGCCGGCATTTTTCTTGATGGCGTCCTTCAGGTCTACAATGGCGTTTTTAATGCCCCAAACGGCTATCCCGATGATTAGCGTTACAACAGTCTGCAGGGCGAAGAATAACAGTTGGCTTCCTTGCATACTTTTTTACTCCCTTACGTTGTTTTAAGCGCTAACACCTTGTCCTCTATGAGCTTCGCGACATAATCCTCAAAGCTGCCGAGGTTTGCTGTAATAAGCTGTTTTGCCTCCGGTGTGATGCCGGTGGTTATTTCAAATGCTGCCTTTTTTGCCAAATCCAGGAGCTCGTTTCTGTTTCCGGTGCCTGCCTTGATGGCCTCACGCAAGTCTTTTGCCGTGGTCTGCTCGATGCTGTTCACCGTCACGGTTGTCAGTTTCTCAACATCATCCAGGGCGTTGTTGAACAACTGCCTTTCGCCGTCATCCTTGATTTTCGCCGTTTCTGCTTTTGCCTTTGCTTTAAGCTTGGCGAAGTAGGCTGTGGCGTACGCGGCAAGCAGGCCGATAAGGGCAAGAACAAGCTGCACCAGTAGATTGCTGAGGTCGGTTTTAATTAAATCCATGCTGCTTTCCTCCTTAAATTTTCGGGTATTAAGAAAACCGTAGAAGCGTTGCTTCTACGGTTTAATCTTACCTTTTTACTTGTAAACTCTACATACGTAGTGATTCTGAAAAGTGTTAAAAATAATCTTGTTTTGCTTTCTAATTTGCCTCTCCTCTGGAGGAGAGGTGGCTGCGCAGCAGACGGAGAGGTTTTACTTGTTTTGCTTCCTGCTTTGTCCCCCTTGTTAAAGGGGGATGTCAGCGAACGCTGACAGGGGGATTCCGTCCTTTACTTCTTTGCTTCCTGCTGTGCCTCTCCTGCATCAGGAGAGGTGGCACGCTTAAGCGTGACGGAGAGGTTTTACTTGCTTGCTTCCTGCTGTGCCTCCCTTAATAAAAAGCTTTAGCTTTTTTAAATGAACCGCTTGCGGTTCTATGTGAAACGGGAGGGGGACCGTCGCAACGGTGGGGGGATTGCGTCTACTTCCGTCTTCCTACTCCCCGAACAAACTAATTTGCCCCTCCGCCTGCCCGCGTCCGCATAATATCTGCACCCAGCGCTCCGTCACATCGTACTTGTGGGCAAGCTCCATGTGGTTGTAGCCGTTGAATTCCTCCCGGATACGCGCGTCCCTCACCGGCCTTGTAATGCTTTCGGCTTTCGGCAGGTAGAACGTGGAACCGCCGATGAGCTCCGTCAGCTTCACAAGGTTCTCCACGCCGATCGTTTCAGCAATCTGCCGGTAAATCCCGTCCGGGATGAGTTCAATGGTAAGGTCCTGTGCTAATGAGTCCATCTTGTAGGCCTCCTTAATGATGAAATAATTGCTCTTTCTCCAGAACTTTAGTTCTGTTTTGCCTCCCGCCTTATCTCTTTCCCTGCGTCCCTTGTTAAAGGGAGGGGGACCGTCGCAACGGTGGGGGGATTGTGTCTTCCGACTTCCTACTTCCCACTTACAACTAAAGCAAGATTCTTCACATTCACCGCCGCTGTGGTTTCCGTTCCGACCCCGATAACCGCCCTGTCCCCGGCAACCTCAAGCACCGTGTAGGTCTTGTGGTAAACAGCAAACGGCTTCCCGTCATACTGTACGGCCTTCAGCACCTTCACCGTGCAGCCCTTTGTAATCTTCTTTGTCACAGGCTTTGCGGGTTTTACCGGCGCTGCGGGCTTCGTTGGCTTTACCGGTGTTGCCGGTTTCACGGGTACCGGAGGCTTCACGGGTACCGGAGGCTTTACAGGTGCCGGCGCCGTAGTCTTTGCAAAACCGTTCATCCCGGCGCGTCTGATAATTCCGGGGTAATCCTTCAGCGCGTAGTCCACATCGTTGCTGCCGCCGATGCCCGGTACCGGCGCCCCGCCGTATTGCCATATTCCGGCGTCGGTGCGGTCGCAGGTGTCATGGTACCAGGCGTACCAAAGGTCAAACTCCTTGAGCGCCGTCATGTCAAACATGTTGTTGCAGTAATCCTGGTTGCTGTAGTTCATCGGGTAATAACCGAGTACCTTTACCTTTGTCAAAAATGCCAGCGCGAAAGCCGTGGCAAGCGCTTTGGTGATGATAACGTTCTTGTCCTTGGCGTAACGCACGCCGTCGTATTCGAGGTCGTAACATACCGGGTATTCCACCCTGAACGGCTTGATAAGCTCGATGCAGCGTTCAGCCTCCATGGCCGCGGCCGCGGCGGTGAGCGCGTAGCTGAACCAGTATACCCCGCACGGGATTTTAAGCCGGTTGCATTCGCTGATGTTGCGCTCAAACTGTTTGTCCGTTGTGTTGCCGTACCCGGCGCGGATCATCGCGAACTTGATGCCGTTGCATTTGACCTTGTCCCAGTTGATAAGCCCCTGGTGTTCCGATACGTCGATTCCCTTAATTTTGATATATGGCATAATGTTAACCTCCTAAATTTTTATAAAATCTTTTACTTATTTGCCTCCCTTGTTAAAGGGAGGGGGACCGCTTGCGGTGGTGGGATTCCGTCCATCTTCCTACTTTTAACTTCCCACTTCCAGCTTTTCCCTGTCCACCATTTTCTTAAGCGCCTCAATCATCTTGTGGCACTGCGGTACCGTCAGCCATTCGATTCTGTCAACATGGAACATCTTTTTGCAAAAGCCGGTAACCCGCTTGTTGTTTTTGTTCCACCCGAGCTCGCCCGTCAGCGCGAATATCTTCCTGCGCAGTGCTTCCGTGTCCGGGTTTCCGCCTTCATCGGTGCGCTTCTTGCTCTTAACGGCGCCCGCTGCGGCTGTGTCTTTCATGTTTGCGAGGATCCGGCACACGTTGTCTACCTCGCCCTGCGTCATCTTCCGGATGCTCTGCTTTCCGGTCTCGCGCTCTACCAATGCGTAAAGGTCTTCATCCGGGAGCGCCAGCTCCGGGCACTTGGCCAATCCCCACATCGTGCGGATAGAACAGTTTGTCAGAAACGGTCTGCCGTTATTATTGTTTGCTGCCATTTTATTGCCTCCTATTTTAATAAAATCAGTGCTCTTCCTGCTGTGCCTCGCCTGCATCAGGAGAGGTGGCACGCTTTAGCGTGACGGTGAGGTCGTTCTCTTCCTGCTTTGCCTCGTCTTTCTTCTCTGCCTGCGTCAGCGTGTTCCCCTTGCAGTTTGGGCAGATAAACAGTTCAAACAAGGTGTATCCTGTGGTCTTGCACTTCTGGCAAATATACATTCCGGTAACTTTCATTGATATCACTCCCGTAATCTTCTTTACGTCCCTTGTTAAAGGGAGGGGGACCGTCGCAACGGTGGGGGGATTGCATCCTTTCGTTCTCCATCTACCGTCTAACATCTACCATCTAACATCTAATGTAGCCACTGCCTACTGCTTTTGCAGCTTTTCCCTGTCCGCCTCATACCAAAACACATCTTCCTTTTTCAGCACAAGCCCCACCTTAACAATCTCATCCTCGCTGTATTTCTTGAGCACGTCCTTGTTGATGGTTTCCGTCGTCACAATGCAGTCGTGCATCTTGCGGGATTTCAGCGTATTGATAAGGCTTTCAAGCTTCTCCTTTGCCTTCGGCAGCAGTATCTTTGTGCTCAGGCGGAACCCGGTCTTGCCGAAATTGAGCGTCTTGGTCTTGCCGTCCAGTTCCTCCCGGTGCTCTTCCACAAACGCCTTGATGTCCTTGCCGAGTGCCGATATATGGTCCTGCAGCGGTTTGGCCTCCTGCGCTGCCGTCACCTTGGCGCCGGCAATCTGCTTGTTCATTTCCCCTTCGATGTCGAGCAGGTCAATTTCCGCCTCCGCGATTTCCTTCAGCGCGTTGTCAATGTCCTCCCATGTCTTAAAGTTCGGTGTTTCCTTAATCTTTGTTCTCATTATTATTAGCTCCTTTCCGTGTTGCTTTTTTGGCAAAGTGGTAATGCTTGCCCATCTTGATTTGCTGTGAAACAATGATTAACCTTGCTTTCGGGTGGGCGGTGCCTTTTGCCTGCGCCATTTCCTTTTCGCAGTAACCCGTTTTTGTCTTAACCCCGTTTTCCGTAACGGTGTAAAAATAAACCTCGCCCATGTCCTTTATGGTTAACTCGGTGTCCTCATAAACCCAGCATTCCGAGGCAACCGGTTCGCTCCGGATGTCGCTTTGCTGCACCATGCTGTCCCGTAACCGGTTTAATTGCTCATTAACCCTGGTCTTAACAAGCGAGTCAAACCCACGATTCAGCGAAACCGCGGTCATCGCTTTTGACAAAACACACCCAATTTCAATAATTTCCTTTTCGCTCGCCGCAACAATATATGCCATATATTTCAGCTCCTTATCTTTTTAATGCCCCCTTGCTTCTTTCCCTGCGTCCCTTGTTAAAGGGAGGGGGACCGTCGCAACACGGTGGGGGGATTCCGTTCCTCGTTCTCCATCTACCGTCTAATATCTACCATCTAACATCTAACGTACCTGCTGACCACTGCCCACTGCCCACTATCCACTGGCGGCCAAAGCCGCCTAAAGCATCATCATCTTGCTTGCCCGGTTAATGATGTCCAGCGTGATGACGCCGTCGGTACCGCTTTCCGGCAGAATACGCAGCACATTGTTGAGCGTCCTGTCCAGCAGCCGGAAGCATCCTGTCTGCCGGTTGCAGGCGCGGTTCTTCAGTTCATTGAGCGCGGCCTCGTCAGCTGTAAAAGTTTCAAGGTATTTGTCAACCTCCGCTTTTTGCAGGCCCTTCAGGCTCGCGTAAAAGTCAACCCGGTTAGCGAAGCGCGCAATATAGGTCTTTATCAGCGGCTCAAGCTTCGGTTCGCCGGCAATAACAAGCCCCACGTCGCTCTGGTCGAAGATGCCCCGGAGGATCTCCATTTTCTTCTGTGTGCTCTTGTTAATCAGCTTGTCCGCTTCATCGATAACAAGCAGGTACCCGCGGTTTACCCTAAAGAAATCACGCACGCCGTTCACGCGCTCCCAGATGGTCCCGTACGTCATCGGGATGCCCAGCGCGCGCTCAATGGCCTTTACAAGGTCCCTGCAGCTCATTGTGTCGTCGCATTCAAGGTAAGCGACCCGGGGCATTTTAGCGTAATGCTTCAGCGCGAACGATTTGCCGTAGCCCGTCTTGCCGATAATGATGCCGAGCCCGATATAATCCTGGCATGATTTGCACACGCCGATAATGTTGCCCGCGTCCTCGCTGTTAAAGATGCTGGTGTTTCTGGTAATGTTGGCGGTTGTTTTCGTGTGCTCTTCCCCGGCAAATTCAGCGAGGAATGCATTGAGCTTTTCCTCAAGTTCCGTCGCGTCGTTGTCGTATTTGCCGGCAAGGTAGCGGCTCACCGTCGAGCGGCTGTAATTAATGGCGCTTGCAAGCTCCGTGATAGTGAGTTTGGAGCGTTTAATATAGTCGTTGACCTTGTCGGCCAGTGATAATGCGCTGAAATTGCCCTGGTAAATTTTTCCTGCTGCTTCCATGCTTTTTTACTTCCTTTCAACTCTCATTATGGTTTTAATTTTTGTTTCTGATTTGCCTCCCTTGTCAAAGGGAGGGGGACCGCTTGCGGTGGTGGGATTTACTTGTAATATTTCTTTATTTGCGTTATGATGTTCGCGAAAGGGGGTGAAAATATGCTTGATTTTGAAAGTTTCGCTTTAAGTCTGACACCGGAAAAATTGAATGATATTCAAAAATCGGCTCAAGAACTCGCGAACAAAGTACCTATTCCTATTGTTGATGATTCCATATTACCAAAATTGAATTGGAAACTTAATATGGTATCCGCTTACCAAACAATTGAAATCCTGCGCCTTTATCATGCGTCTATGAATCCTTAGCCGGTTTCAAATCTTTCGTGTATTCCTCAATTTCTGAGAAGAATCTAACCATTTTAGCGATTACTTCCTTGGGTATGAGCGCTGCATCTGCGTCCGGCTGGCTTTTTTCTATGGTTATAAAGTCAATTGTTCTCACTATCTCACACATTGCGTCGGTAACGCCGATTGCTGCCTCATCACTTTTCTTTGCGAGCTCCGCTAACAGTTCCAGCTGTTTGCGGAGTATCTCTTTTTCCTTTTCCATGCTTTTTTACTTCCTTTCAACTCTCATTATGGTTTTAATTTTTGTTTCTGATTTGCCTCCCTTGTCAAAGGGAGGGGGACCGCTTGCGGTGGTGGGATTTAACTCAAATTGCGTATTATCTCATACGCTTCATCCGCTTTTTTTTGCATCCACGGGTCTATTGTCCTTATCTCTTCATCCTGTTGGATTTTCGCCGTTTTTGGTTTGCTCTTTTTGTCCTTGGCCGCAGCCTTAGCCTCTGCCCGGTATTCCTTGTCATCCGGCAGCTGCACAACCTTCTCGTTTCGCGCGTCGTTCTTAACCGTAAGGTCTAACCCGCCCACAACCATTGGCGTGCCGCCGTCATTCTGTCCCCGGAGCTCATACGGTGTGCGGAACTCGGCAAGCAGCTCCTGTGTCTCGCGTATCTGCCTCTTTTGGTTCCGGATGTGCGTCTCCAGGGCGGCCTGTGATACCCCGGGCGCGAATTGGAGCAGCTCCGCGGATACTGCCTCGCATATTTTCTTGCCGCTTCGGTCATAAACATAGAGTTTTGTAACGTCGTTAAGGTCCCATTTCACCCCGACCGTCTCGCCGATGTAATGGCAAAGCTCATAATCTGTGTAGAGTGTGCCGAATTTCATAATGCCCTGGTTGCGCACAAGCGCTTTGTCGGCATTCATCAGCATAATGGCCGCGTATTCCCTTGGCGGTGATGCTTTTATGTACCGTTCTTCGGCGTTTTCAAAGAGCGAAATAGGCGTTATGTGCTTCTCCCGGTCTTTCCGGAGTGAACTGTGCTCCCGCTTGTGGTAAAA